TGGAATAGGCCAGTTCAAACTGGGCAATGCGGAAGTCTTTGAACAAGTTCCTGATGTCCGGATGGTCGTTAATGGACAACATGATTTTTCCTTTACTCTCACTCATTACTTTGGCCAGCAGTTGATACTGCGCCCAATCAAAAGCACGGTCGTAGCCTGCAGTCTGCCAATACGGCGGATCGGCGTAGAAGAAGGTGTGCTCGCGGTCGTATCGCTTGAAACAACGCTCCCACGGCTCATTCTCGCGCCGCTGTCAGCTTTGCTCTGATTTGAGAGGCATCCAATGCTTTTGAGGTGGTAAAATCCGCCTCCCCTGCAGGGGACGGTAAAAAAGGCTGATGCAGGCTGTCGCTGCTGAGGCTGGCGCGGAGCACGGTGAGGACAACACCGCCGCGCAGCCGTTTTATCGTTTGTTGATTCCGCCCTGCTATACGTCGGCAGGGCTTTTATTTTTGTATGTGCATCGGTTGACGGCGGCGGCGTATGCGCCCCGGCAGTGGTTTTTTTGCCACCAAAACAGTTTATTGATGACCCAAACCACACGCCGCCAACCTGTCCGGCCATCCAACACGCCGAGCCGGTAGGCGCGGACGGACAGGGTTTCAGACGGCCGGCCACCCAAGACGGCGTTAATCAGTTGGTCGGCGGCAATGCCGACGGATTTGGCGTAAGCGGCTACTTTCAACCCCATTTAATGACCTTCCACGTAAACAAGGATATCGATAGGCTCGCTGTCTCTGCCGCGCGTGCGGGCCATGTCCAAATATACTTTGTTTAAATTGCCCTCCTGTTTTCGGAAGTTCCAGGCTATTGCCTGCTCGGCCGCCTCATTGTTATAAGTAGACGACTGCTCCCGCTTTGTCGCCCGTATAACTTGTGCGCGCACTTCGAAAACCGCACCCGGCATGGCGGATATCAACGGCAGGGCTATCGTTACCCCTTTGCCGCCGACATTAACGGCCGCCACATTGTCATCCTCAGGCTCGAAATAGATATCGCGCGCGTGCTTGATGTGGTACCTGTGGACGATACGTCCGTCAGGGTAGGCAATCGTCTGCCAATCACAGGCCATCTGATTAGCCGTCTGTCCGTTTGCCGTTGCAGGCAGTGTAAAGCTGCCTGCCTTCTTGATAACCCCTTCAACCATTCGCTTGACAAATGCCGTTGTCGCCACCGACGTATCGTTGCTCGTCGCCGCAGGAGTGGCCGTTTTGAGGCCGTCTGAAAAGGTTTTCACGCCGCGCACCGTCTGCGCGCCTGTCAACAAAACGGCTTGACCGGCCGCAGCTCTGACGGCCTCCTCCAGCTCTGCGGGCGATACGGTGATTTTCGCCCACACTGTCCAGTTGCCATTGTAGTCCTTGCCGCGCCGCCATATCTCATCGGCATCAAACGGGATATAAATCTGATGCGAGGCGATGTCGGTATCGCTGTTATACGCAGACGGCATACTCAACAGGCTGCCTGCCTTGCGCGTAGGGTAATTGCGCTCTGCTGTAGCATTAACGTTTAGTCTTTGCCCGTAGATGCCGGGGATAGTGATGCTGTTGAGGTCTTCTTCGGTCAGTTTTTTGGTGTCTGCTTTTCCCGCTGCCGCTTCTGCCGCTTTTGCGGCCACCCAGCTTTGGTAGGCTACAGTTTCACCATCCGTACCAATGGCATGGAAGCGCAGTGCTTTTATCTTTTTCCCAGGCTCCTCGAATTTGAAGTTGAAACGGATACTGTCAGCCACGTTTTCGGCGGCAGTTGGATTGGTTTCAAATATCCAATTACCCCGTCCGGACGGCATGATAATTTTATGCCACGTGTTCGCTCGACCGACGGTCAATGTGCCGTCGGTAATGGTTTGGTCGCCACTGTTGCCCAGCTTTTCATCGGCCAGTTTTTTGCCCATGGCGGCCGACAAGGCATCATCCGTTGCCGTGCCGGTCAGAGTATTGGCCACTCTGACTATGCCGCGCGCGGTAGATGAGGCACGGGGCAATTTGTGGCTGTGGGTATTGCTGACGGCCACGCTCTCGCTGGTTTCTGTCAGGTCGGCAGGCTGCCCCAGGGAGATGGTGCGGTTGGCCGCCAGCGTGCCGCCGCCCGTCAGGCCTGCACCTGCGGTGATTTGGCCGGTTTTTAAGGCGTAAGCCTGCGTTCCATCGTTGAGCGCGCCAATCTGGGCAACGGCTTTGGCCAGTTCGGTTTTCAGCCACAACCGCTACCCGCTTTTCCCATGTCTGTATGGCCAGCACGGTTTCGCGCACGATATTGGGGACAAACACGTCTTCCGGCGTGTCCAGCCATTTGTAATGGTCGGAGCCGAAATCAGGACGGGTAACGTCCGCGCCTTTGCGGGTGGACAGGATGTTGCGGATGCATTGGTCGATGTCGTCCGCACCCTGAACCACGCCCGAGCCTTCGGGCGCGAGCTGCCAGTGTTTCGAGATAGGCGCGGCGTAAAACATCAAAAAATCCCTGTATCGCTTATAGATACAGGGATTGTAGAGAAGGCCGTCTGAAACGCCTTTTAATGCGGTTTAATGATTTTTCGGCCCACCGGTTTGCCCGCCGGAATCGCCGTCATGGATGTGCTTGCCGATGTTGATGCCGTTGACGATGAGGTCGCCGGTGATGTTGACTGTACCTTTTATATTTGCCGCTGCACCGCCGCCGGCATTGCTGGCCGTCAAACCTGCGGTATAGGTCAACAGCCCGTTTACCGTCGCATTACCCGTGATTTCGGTTTCTGGGGATTGGATATCCACCTTCTGCGCCGCTTTGATTTTGACTTTGCCCGGCGTCTCAACGACCACCTCGCCGCTGCGGCGGTCGTGCGAGATGACCGTGCCGTTGGTAAACCGTTTGACCCATTTGTTTTGGTCGGACACCGGCGGCTTGTCGGCGGCGTTGTAAATCGCGCCGATAACGCAGCCGGTCTCACCCCGCGCATCCAGCAGGCAGACAACCAGCTCGCCCACATCGGGGAGGCTGTAAAAACGGTTGTCGGCCTTCGCGGTTGATACGGTCTTGCAGGTCTTCGCGCAGTGTGGATTTACCCGCGCCGCTTTCACCGACCACTGCCACAAAACCGCCGTGGCAGGCCGTCTGAAACATTGCCTCTCTCACATAGCGCACATCCGGCGTCATATACACATCGTCCGCAGACTGGATTTCGTCGTTAAACGGATCGCGGAATAGGCTAAAATGTTGTTTTGCCGCTTGGTTTAAAGTTGCTTTTCGTAGTAACATCTCATTGTCCTTGTCTTCGTAAGTTGCTTGGGCAGGTGCGGCTTCCGGCTCGTTTCTCAGGCTCGCTGGGATTTCCGCACCATTCGTTTCAAAAAATTGTTTCAATTTCCTTCGCAGCTCGGCTGCGTTTTTTTTCGGCCATTGCCCGTGATTGACTACCGCCACCAGCATCGGCTTACCGCGAGCTGATGCGCGACCCATTAGTCGGCTCGCTGGTGCGCCGCCGAAAAGCTGCCGTCGCCCGCCTCGAATGGCGGCTTGAGGGCGACGACACCCCTAAAAATGTCCGGGATTTTGTCGATAGCTGGCTGGCTGAAACCGATGTTTACCGCCTGATTAAAGACGTTTTAAACGCCGTTTTTTACGGCTACCAGCCCATTGAGCTGATTTGGCGTACAGATTCTGCATGGCTGCCTGACAAAATCATCGCCAAGCCGCAAGAGTGGTTCGCCTTCAACGACGAAGGCGAACTGCGTTACATCCAAAACGGGCTGACCGATACGGTTCCCCCGCCTTATAAGTTCCTCTGCCCGACACACGAAGCAGATTATCTAAACCCCTACGGTTTGGGCGATTTGGGCTTGGTTTTTTGGCTGGTCACCTTCAAACGCGGCGGCCTTAAATTTTGGATGCAGTTCACCGAGAAATACGGTGCGCCTTGGCTGATTGGTAAAGAGCCGCGTTCCAATACCCCGCAGGATACCGACAAACTGCTAGACGCGCTCGAAGCCCTGATCGGAAACAGCGTCGGCACCATCCCCAACGATTCCAGCGTCGAAATCCACGAGGCAAGCGGCAAGGCCTCATCTATTGATGCCTACGACAAGCTCATCCGTTATTGCCGCTCCGAAATCAGCATTGCACTGCTCGGACAAGACCAAACCACCGAAAAAGACAGTACCCACGCCAGCGCGACCGCAGGCTTGGAAGTAACGGACGACATCCGCGACAGCGACAAACGAATCGTGGAGACAACGTTCAATCAGTTGATAGAGTGGGTGGTAGAGAT